GATCTGTTGACCTTGAAAAACTGCAATGTATTGTTCAGGGCTTTCATCACATGTTTTGAGTAGTTCAACTTCATCAGTAGTCAGTAACATTTCACCCCTCCTTACTTTCCGCTTTTCCATCTTTCACGCCTTGCTCATAAATAAGCTGAAAGATTGGCTTCATAGTTACTAAAGCAGGCTTCATAATAGTTGCCATTGCAATGCCATAAACATCGATATTTACTTTGTTCATTTCATCCATAGAAACTTTGAAGACTTGCTCGAAACGTTGGTTTACTTCACTCATCCCTCAGCTCCCGATTCAACATCCAACAACATGCTGCCTTCCTCTGGATATTCGGTCATCCAAAAGTAATAGCCTTTGCCACTGTGCCCATCTTCAAAAAATTTAATAGTTAGTTCAGTTTCAAGTTGATCTAAATCATTTTCACCATCTGGATTTACAAATTCGAGAAGGCTTTTTAATTGGTGACCATTAAGAGTTATGCTCATTGTTCAGCTCCCGATTCGCTTGCTTCTACCATTGCCTTGTAAATGCTATTTGCCAAGAAGCCGGCGCCTTTATCAAAGCCAGCGCGCTCCATCACTTCCGTTGGTTCCTTTGGCACCAAAACATAACCATCTGGCACCGCCTGAGCTTTGGCTTTTACACACTCTTGCCAAATAAACCATCCAGTATTTAGCTCTAAACAAGCATCTGTTAATTCACATGCCCATTTTTCGCCAGGAGCTTCATATTGGTTTTTTTCTTCATTGAAGCTAATCCCAACAAGATGCACCATTTTTAAATCTTGAGTCTTTTCAATTACTGACTCGTATAGCTCTCTTTCCTTATTCAAATCTGTCATGTCATCACCCAATTACTGTAAATTTGAAATTCTTTAAGTTAATAGCAGTCATCTTGTTGCAGTGCTGACACTTGGTTCTTGCTCTTTTCTTAAGCTCATCAAGGTCTTCACTAATCTGCTTTTTCTGCTCTGTAATCCTTGCTTGCTGTCGGGACCAATACTTCATAGTGTCTTTGATCCACATCACAGGGTTTACTTTTGCTCCGCACTTCATGCATGTAAGTTCCAAAGCTTTTGTGTCAATTTCAACTTGGGCATGCTGACACTTACGCAGATTTGTTCTTGGGAAAGGAACTACATTTTCTTCGACATTCAAGACGATGTGATCTTGAAAAGGGTAGTTCATATTCCCTCTGTATTCTTGATCTGTCATGCTGCCGTCTCCATATACTTATCTGCCAAATCATGCATTAGTAGATTTCCTGAACCTGACTCATACCAAATGCCTAATTGGCCGTTTAATCTAAATCTCAAAAGTTCGTTTTGTTCTGTTTTACTGAAAACATCAGCGCCTTGATCTACTAGCCAGTTAGAGAAATCCTCAAACTTAGATGGCAGAAGGGCTAGGCGATTCTTATAACTTCGGTTCCTGCCGTAGCGACTTCTTAATATTTGCCAGTCGTAAAGCTTTAGTGTCAATTTCAACTTGAGCATGTTGGCACTTATGCAGATTTGTTCTTGGGAAGGGCACTACGTTTTCTTCAACATTCAAGACGATGTGATCTTGAAAAGGGTAGTTCATGTTCCCTCTGTATTCTTGATCTGTCATGCTGCCACCTTCAATGTTTTAATTGCGTCATCTATAGCTTGGTTGAATTTGCGAACATCTTGCTCCAATGCTTCGATAGCCAAGTCATTAGCAAAGACGCGAATAATAATGATTTGTAATCCTTCTGGTAGACGTGGGTCATAACTCACAAAGTCACACCATTCACGACGAGTACAAGCCAACTGACTAGTGATTTGAGGTATATGCTCATCTGGAACTTGCTTAGTCAGAAGGGTATTCAAATGCGTTGTAGTGTCTGGACACTTAACTTCTATTTGCCCTTTGTCACCTACAAGTCCATCTGGTGAAGCCCCGAACATTTCAATGTAAGGGTGGTCAATTAAACCTGTACCAACTACAAAGTTACCCGTCTCATTTTCATAGGCCGCAATTGCATGAGGCTCGTTATCAATACCCCATTGCATAGCTTGGTTTGTGAAGATTTCCTTCTGAACGCCAGTGAGGCGCTCAGCTAGAATAGTTAAACCCAATGCATTTAAAGCTTTGCCTTTATTAGGCTTTGCATTTAAATCCTTTACACGGCTTGCTGTGACTTTGCCACAGCGTTCCGAATGCCAATCTTCACTACGCTGGAGAATGTTCATACACTTGCCCTTGTGGTTGATCAGCATTTTGTGCTGCTTCTTTTAATGAAGCGCTATGCTTAGTCCAGAAGTATTTTTTGCAGTCGCCCTGAGGCAATTCAGCGTAGCCAGTTTGCAAGGCTTCTGTGCCTTCCATTGCCAAAGCGCGCATGTTATCTAAATGCTGCTGCTCATAGGCTTCATAACCTTGAGGGACATCTGAACTAACAGTCTGAACGGTAGGGATATGACAATCATCAATACGACGAGCTTCGTCTTCGTCATAAATACCTGAGAAGCCGAAGGCAACACGGGCACATTGAATTAAAGCCTTATGACGTAGCATCCGTTTTGGGTATTTTTTCCAAGGTTCTGAATTACCCTGACACTCGGATAAATACTCAGTCACAACAGTAGGGTGGTTGCGGTCTTTACGGAAAATCTTGCATGTGCATGACTCATCATCTTGTTCAAACTGGATACCATCACATACAGGATTGTCATTAATAATGCGTGCCCATCCATCAATACCAACAACTGGTGTGATGCCGCCACCTTTGGCAGGGAATGCATAAATTTCTTTTGTAAAAGGATTTAGCTTGTACTGGTTTGCAACAATTAATAGAGAAAGAAATTCATCATTTGTTGCTTTCTTAAATACTGTATTAACAAGAGTATTTGCTAACTCAGCAGGATCAACATCTTGCATATTAAAAGCTGATGCAATCTTGCTAACTTGTGACAAAACAATATTACTCATCTTTTAATCCTCAAAAATTAATAGATACATGTGGAACTAAGCCTTTATTGATGGCTTGCAAAATCTCTTTTCCTTTTGCTTCATCAATACCCAAAGCCAATAAGCCTTTAAGTGCTTCATTACAGATTTTTTTACGATGTGCTTGGTTAGCTTGGCGCGCTTCTTCTGCTTGGCGTTCGGCCTCTAGCTTCACAGCTTGTTCAGCCTCAATACGTTTACGTTCTGCTTCGGCAGCATGTTGAGCACGCAATTCAGCAGCTTCTTTTTCAGCCTTTAATCGAGCTTCGCGTTGTTCTGCCTCAGCCTTTTCACGTTGTACACGTTCAGCTTCAAAACGTGCTTTTTCTTCCGCCTCACGGGTCGCTTTTTCGGCAGCTTCACGGGCAATCTGAGCCTCACGTTCTTGTTGCTGGCGAAGTATTTCAGCTTGGCGAAGACGCTCTAATTCAGCCTGCTCGGCTTCATGTTTTTCACGAGCAACAAGAGCTGTACGAAGTGCTTCAATAGTTTCAAATTTTGCAAGTTTTGCTTCCTGCTCATATTCATCAAGAGATGAGTCAACAACTAAACTCTCTAGGGAGTCGATAGCTTTTTTGATTTCCAGTGATGGAAGATCAAAACAAAGACCATACATAACTTTGATATTTGAAATAAACTGGCTATGCTTCGCTACACGGTCTTTCTCAGCTTGCTCCCAAGCATCACGAGGCGCTAAAACCTCATCACGTAATAAATCAAACTTCTTAACAATTGAGATTCGATCATCATCAATCACTTTGATTTGAGCTTTTTGTTCAGCTACTAATTCTTTGCCACATTTCTCAATAAGCGTTTTTGACTTACTGATTTTTAAAGCAAGTGAACCAATAGCATCACGGCCTTTTTTAGTGCTTACATCTGGCACATGAGAACGAACTTCTTGAGCAATACGCTCATATAATTCATCTGTACCACCACGTTTAGCGAAAGCCGCTACAATTACGTTTTGTTCTAATACTTGTAATTCATTAACTTGTGCATTCATCGTTAATCACCTTTATATTTCGAATTTGAATAAATCGGAGACAATTCACGAGTCGTTTCGTCTTTCTTAACTACGACTTGATTAACTGGTCCGCATTTGTAATTTGGTTCTTTCTCGCCGATAGGTGTGCAGTGCTCTAAAGTTAAAGCCCATCTTTTCCAAGACTTTGAAAGTGCATCCCAGTAGAACATTTGGTCCTTATTGGCTTTCAATTTCCAATCGCTGCCACCAAAAGTGCTGTAGTGAGTTGCTTCATCTTCTTCACCAACACTGAAACCAAACTGTTCAAGAAATTCTGCATTGAAGAAAAAGCCCATACACACCTCACGCTTTAATTGTTGCTAAAAGGTTGGCAGTGTGTTGGCGCTCCATTTCTGCAATCTTGCTTTGCCAGTTACGGTATTCTTTTGAGTTGATATCGCCACGTTGAAAGGCATATTCCACTGCACCAGCTAACAGTTCAGGATGTTTGCTTAAGTCCTTCAAAAGCTTTGATTCAGCAGCATCAAACGAGATATTGGCTAACATATTCATTAGATAATCCCCCAGTGAACCGCCAAGATGAGGTTGAAGAACCCAATGAAACTAGCTAGTGCTATGTAGTTATCCATTAGAGGGCTCCTTAGTCTGTATAAGCTATGAAAGAGAAACGATTTTCAGTAACCCACTCAAAGCGCCCGCCAAATGTTCCATCAACTTCTTTTTTAAGCTGCTCTCTAGACATTCCACGAGGGAAAGCACCTATCTTTTTCATAGAACTGTTAGAGTGGCTTTCCGTTCTGAATGAAACCTTGTCAAACTCAAAGGAAGCGTCGTTCAACTGATCACGAAATTCCTTTTCACGCTTCTTCATTTGTATATACCAATCACTTGGTGGTGCAGTTTTGCTTTGTTCTTGTACGTTTTCTTTTCGTGAAGACCAATCACATTTGTTGCACTGAACTTCGCAGTGGCAATAGCTGCAAGGTGGGTTGATATGACAGCTACAGCTCTCAGCATCAGTATCTTTAACAATCGTTCCATCACAGCCATTGCGCCCACAAACATCGTCTTCACAACAGCCATGTTCAATTGAATAGATTTCCATCACTTCACCCCCTCAACCTGCACACGCACATACATGTTCTGTTTTGCTTTGAGTTCGTTGGCGTATTGCTCGTCGGCACAGCCTTTTAGGAATGCAAATACAATGAAGGTGATAATCCAGAAAGCTACGAATGCTTTCGAGCCATCCCTAAAGGCTTGGCTAAACTTGTACTTTCTGATTCTTTGATTCATACTTATCTCCGCATTTGATGCAAACCGCCTAGTCTTCGAACCCTATGGCGGTTTTTGTTTGTCGATGAGATAATATTAACTATGGTTAATTTTTTAGTCAAGAGAAAAGTTAACATTGGTTAATCTTTTTATTAACTATAATTCATGCTTTAATAGACAAAAGAAAACCCACCGTGGTGGTGGGTTGTTTTATGATTTTCTAAATTTTAAGCAACTTTCAAAATCGTTACTTTATATGGTTTATAGGCTTTTTGGGTTGCATTATACTTTTCATGAACTACAATATCAGCCTTAACCTTTCGCTGACCGTGTAATGTATGAGGATTAACGCCATCGGCTAATTCAAATTTAACTCGATTTTCAAATAAGTCAGGAACGATTCCCGCCCAACCCAGAGTAGATTTATCTCTGTCACTCGCATAAATATAGATATCTGTATTAGAGTGATTGGTTTCTCTTTCAGTGCCTTCTTGATTAGGAACTTCATCTGGTAATGATTCAAACTCTGATTGAGGAATAGTTAATTGTTCATATCCAGCCATTTTAACTTGTGTTGCCCCACCATTTTTAGCTGGATTCATAACATCTAAAGCTGCTTGTTTATCAGCTTTATTGGGTTTTGAGTTTTTTTCTAAAACTTTGTTAATTTGTTCTTCAGATAAGTCGATACTTTTGCCTAGAGAAACCACACCACTGTTATTATTGATTTCTACATGAATTTGGGGCTTTTCTTCTTTTTTAGGTTGCATTTGCTGAATAGAGTAAAGCATAAAAGCACCAAACCCCATCGCTAAGACTACTTTTATCCAGTCTTTCATATCAACATTGCCAGCTGCATTTTTAAATTTTTCATAATCTTCCTCAGATTTAAAAAATAAACGAATACATAATTTCTCCTGCCAACTTCCTTCAATAAGTTCATTTACAAATATTTCTGTTCTTTCAATTGTAGCATTCGCCACACTTGACACTACAGTGGCTTGTTTTCCAATTATCTTATTTAAAGCTTTTAGTTGTTCAATAGCATCCTCAATAGGAATACCATCTTTAGTGTCATAATACATTTCAAATGGCACGTCAACGTAAGTTTTATCCATATTCACCCCTCATACAAGCCCGAACCGTTATAATGACTGTGTCGGGTTCACAGCTTATTAATCTTTGGTGTTATTAATCTTTTGCCCAAGCTTTCCTTCTTTTACCAACTGCACTACTTGTTCATTCGTAAGCACAGGAATAAAGACCTTATCGCCAATATCTTTAGAAAGAATCTTTACTTCTTCAGCGGTTAGCACCAAAGCTTCACCATGTGTTGCAGCATCATTGATGCGAGCAATAATCTGGTTGATTGGTAGTTTTGAATTGTCCATAAGTCTTCCTGCGGTTAATGCGAATAAGGGTGTTCTTGTCTGTGCTGACTTGGTGGCACAATATCTGTAATAGCAGTAATACTTTCTACCTCATCCATTTCAAAGAAAAATCGCTCCCCACCATTCACAGAAAGCAAACTTAAAACCCCACCATTGATGCCGACAAATTCTTTAATTGTGCATCTTCCATCCTTCAAGCACACCTGAACAAACTCATTCGGCACAAGATCTGCATCAGGGTCGCATACAACATACCAGCCATTACGAATTGCTGGAAACATGGAGTCGCCAGTGCCTTTAATGCCATAAGCTCTTGGACCCGCTGTATGAGTTGGAACATAGCCATCACCCGCATTTCCGTCATACCCCATATCAGTGAAGTACCCATCCATCCCCATCTTTGAGTAAGCTTTGACGGGAACGTATCTTTTTTGAATAGGGAACGGCTTAGTTGGTGTTTGGACAAATTTAACAGCTTCTTCACTATCTGGAATATTGTACTTCTGCTTAAAGGCTTCAATATCAAGAACATTTAATTGAGGTAAATTGTTCGATTCCTGTTCAACCGGTCCACCATAAAGCAACCAATCGTCACTCACACCTAAAAATTTCGCAATGACTTTCAAGTTTCCCGCTGTAGGAACGCTAGTGCCATCTAGCCATTTCTTTACAGCAACAGGAGATTTTTTTGTTGCTCTTGCTAAATCAGCGGCTCTTAATTTTTTTTCTTCAAGTTTTTGCCTAATTCGAGAGTGTAAAGACATAACAAATATTCCAAAAACATTAACTAATGTTAATACGATCTATTGAAACTATGGTTAACAAGTGGTAAATTTGGTTTATTAACTATAGTTAACTTGGTGTAACCATGAAAATTAGTGATCTCATGACATACCACGACTGCAAAAACCGGAAAGAGTTGTCTGAAAAAACTGGATATTCAACTGTGACCCTCTGGAAGTGGGAAAACAACGGTATACCAGCCAGAACTCAAGCAGTCCTGCAAGTCAAAACCAAAGGCAAACTTAAAGCTGACTTAGAAGCATTAACCGCTTAGGAACTAAACCATGAGCAAATTATCTAACGACTTATCTGCAAGAGCCAGAAACACAAGAGCTTTAGTAATGCAGGCTCTTGCATCAAAAAATAATGGCGAAATTGCGGACAGACTCGGAGTAGATGCGAGCACCTTATCAAGAATGAAAAATGATAAGAAATCCAATGGCTTGAGTGAGATTGAGAACGCTTGTGCATTATTGGATGCGCTTGGATTAAAAGTTATTCCAGAAAATTACGAATGCTATGACCGTCAATTTGTTGAGTCTATTTTCTTTTTAGCTCGTCTTTCTATGGCTAGAGCTTCTGACATCAACGATTACCAACATACAGATTTATCTAAGCGTTTATCAGAACTTGGATATTAAAAAACCGCTTCCTGCGCGAACAGGTTAGCGGTCGTATTCATCAATCAGGAACTAATGAATGAAGACAAATTTAGCACATAAGCAGGAGGAGGACAACGTTATTACGTTGCACCCATCTACTGCTAAGAAAAAAGAGCGACAAGCCATGTCAGATAAATTCGACAAAGGCTACGTTATGTCTAGTCGGCTTTATCGGAATGAAGTTAAGCCATTTCTTGGTGATGCTGCTCGTAACGTCTATGCCGAGCTAGAGGAATACATTAGTGGATTCAACAAAGAGTCTGACTTTGTTAGCTACTCACAACTACAAGGCAGAAAAATTGAAGGCCTAGAAGAGCATGTTCGTAAGTTGAGCACAGCTACAGTTCGTGCAGGCTTAAAGCAGCTTATTGAGTTCGGTGTTATTTCTATTGTTGCTACCAATCCTAAGCTAGGGAACAAGTACAAATTAAATGAGATTTCACTTGTTGAGCACTTTAGTAACAAAAGCACTTCAGAAACTAAAGCACTTCAGAAACTAAATAGCACCACTTTAGAAACTAAAGCGCAAGGCACTTTAGAAACTAAAGACACAATAGATATTATTTATAGATATTTAATTATAGATAATTTATTTAACTCGCTTCGCTCAAACAAACCGCTTGAAGCTCATTTTTTTGTTTATCAAGAAACTCAAAAACAGATCCTTCTTGAACAACAAAAACTAGAAGCTGAAGAGAAAGCAAAAGCTGAAAAAGAACGCAAAGACAGAGTACGCAAGTTAAGTTTTGATGAAGTTATCAAACTTACTAAAAACACCTTTGCAACCCTTTGTGATCTTGAACTTTGGGAACAGTACGTAGCAAACCGTTCTCAACAAGCTAAAACCAAATTAACTAAGAATGCTCTAAACGCTATCTACAAAGACTTCATTGAATGGGGTTATGAAGGTTCTAACCAATCTTTAAAAACCTCAATCACTGGAAACTATCAAGGTCTATTCGCTCCAAAACAACAGAATCATGGTTTTGGTAATCAAAGCCAAGCTTCAACTCGTATGTCTGAAATTCAAGAGCTAATCGCAAAAGAGGAGGCAGGCTATGAACAGTATGGTTTCTAGCAATCAAAACGCTGTAGAACATATCAACTCTGCAAAAGTTGTCGGTATCTTCAAAGCAATTGCCCCACGTTCATTTGAGAAAACGTTTGAAGGAATTAAAACAGAACAAATCAATCATGCAATGAAGATCTGCATTGATGGACTTACTCGTGAACAAATAGATAAAGGCCTTTGCATGGTCCGTGACAGTGGCTACTGCCCTGATCCTGCAATGTTCCGCAAGTGGTGTTTAGGTATTCAAGGTTTCGGTACTGAGCAGCAGCGTGCAGTTGATTCATTCAAAAAGAAGAATGCAGCTTTAGCTAACATTGTCAAATGGCTTTCTGACCGTGATGTTGAAATTACAAATGCAGAAAAAGAAGCTTACAACCGTTGTTATGAGATGTTTTCAAATCTCAACTACTCGAATAACTATGAGCGTTCTTCGTATTACGCATATGAAGCATTCAAAGATAACTATGTTGATGTAGTGAATGAGTTTGTTGAAAAAGGGATTACGCAGACGAAATGGTCTAAGCCACCTCAAATAGATCTCAGTGTTCTGTGTGCCGAAACTGGCAGCGAGGAAAAAGCAGAAGCAACTCCAATGACAAAAGAGGATTTTGACAAGCGTACAGCATATGTTGAATCACGTATTCCACAAATCATGTCTGATCGGAACTGTGACAAATCAATGGCAAAGCTTTATGCCATGGCTGAGTACCACAGTTCAAGAGTGGAAGAGAGAGGTGCAGCGTGAAAACTTTAAATAGAACAAAGAAATTGAACTTTGATGACCAGCTTAGCTTACTCGTGTTTGGCTGTCATGCATCAGCGCCTTTCAGTGTCAAAGACGTGAAGGAATCAGTGTTTGATTTCAATCGAGGAACCATCTACAGCAATCTTCAAAAATTTGTTGAATGGAAATATTTCGAACGTGTTGGGAAAAATCATTACAAGGCAACTCAATACGCAAAAGACATCCTGAATGTTAAAGGGGAGCTGAAAGCATGATCGAATTTGCAGATTACAACTCAATGATGAAGCTCCGCAGAGATTACAACCTCGGTACTCGTAATGAAGAAACAAGAGCAGCAGCGAACCTCTACGAGAAATTAAGAAAGCTGAAAATGCTAGACCAACTCAAGCAGGAAGCCATTACTAAACGTTACAAGGAGGCGGTATGAGCAAGAAAAAGGAGCCAGCCATGAGTGAGTTTAAAGTCGGGGATTGGGTTAAACGCACAGACAAAATAACCGAGTCTATCTACCAAATAAGCAGTATTGATAAGGATCTTATCAAGTGTAATTTCATAAAGAATGGGGAAAACTGGCGCCTTCATACAACTAAAGGAGAGATTGAATTTGCCACACCAGAAGAAATCGCAGCAGGTCACCGCATTGATAAACTCTCGAATCCGAGGGAATTAGAAACCCTAGACAAACCAGAAAACCACATTTCGCCTAATTGCAAAGTGGGGATGTTTGAGATGGATAAGTGTAGAGAAGAGTTTGAGAAAAAGCTCAAATGCCAAGATCTCCTGTCCGAGCTTACCTTTTGTGAAAAAACAAGTAGCTATGAAGGGGATATTCTCCCGACAAACCTAGCGACCATTAACGGTGCTTATTGGGCTTGGGTAAAGCGTCAGGCAGAGATGGACGAACAGCAAGCGAAAGTGGAGGAGCTGCAAAAGCGGGTGGGTGCAGTAATTATCGAAATTGAAAATATGTATTTATCAGGTGCCATTGGTTTTGACACGGTTAAGAAGTTAGAGCAAGCGCTCAAGGGGGAAGGATGATTTTTATCGAGTTTAGACTTTGCTTGCCTTGGGTTTATGTTCGACATGAGTTTGGGCATGAATCTTTCGACAAGATGATTCGCATAGATATGGGATTCTGCACAATATTCATCACCAAGAACAGTAGCCGATTGACTAAAAACTTAGAGCATTTTTTACATGGTGTTGGGGCAGAACAATTGCCTCAATACCGCACTCAGATTAAAGCAATCAAGTCAAAAGCAAGAGTTCAGGCTGCTAAAGATAAAGAACAGTGCATAGAGCGCCTGATTGCTGACAATCAAAGACTTGTCACTCAGTACAGTGAGTTAAATCAAAAGCTTTCTAGCTATAAAAACCTAGCTTATGCAGTTCGCAATATTAAAGATGTTGATATTGAGGAGCTAACCAAATGACCACATTCAAAGAGGCTCAAAGGGTCCAGTCACTGAAGGCAGCTCGCTCTAAGCGATTCAACCGAGTACCTACAGAAGATCAAGAACAGATGACGCTCATGAGTTGGGCGCATCGTGTGAAGTATGGTTCAGGTCGTTTGAGTGATTACCTGTTTCATATTCCTAATGGTGGCTCAAGAAACATTATTGAAGCTGCAAAGTTTAAAAAGTTGGGCGTGAAGGCTGGTGTTCCAGACCTTCAGCTAATTGTTCCAAATGGTGAGATACACGGGCTTTGGATTGAATTGAAGTCAAAGAAAGGGAAGTTACAACCAAGTCAAAGGCTCATGATTCAACGCTTAGAAGAACAAGGTTACATGTGCAAAGTCTGCTTCGGTGCAGATGAAGCCATAGATGAAATTAAAAAGTATTTGATGATTTAGGGTGAGGGATAGATATGTGCGACATAGAAACATTAGGTTGGACCGAGGACGAAAAGTTTTTCGTTGTTAGAGTGAATCATGAGGTTGTTATTTGGGAGGATGACATTCGTGGTGTTTGCGGTATCTATAACTGCGATAAGTTTGCAGGCAAATATTGTGGATGTCGCTTTGTAGAGAAGTTTGCACTTGTTAATGGGAATGATGTGTATGTAAGTGCTCCTGTTATTGATCAAGAGTATTGCATTGATGACCCGTTTATAAAAATTACATTAGCAGAATTTAAAGAATTGAAAGGTTAGGGTGACGGTATGAATGCGGCAGTAGTAACACCAGTAATGGATTGGAATAAATACACAATTGATGGATGGCTAGAGCAGTTCGGCGCTTGGTGTGAAACTGTGCGCATGAAAGGAGGAGATTTACCAGATGGATTGCATATCAATCAGATCTATTGGTTGATGCGTGAAGCGGGGAAAGAAGTGCCACGAGGTAAGTCTTACATCCGTTGTGAGATTAATGATTTTGAAGCGGATCAAGTGCACACACTATTGCGAAGCATTCTGCGGTCCGAGAAGGTTGATTATCAAGCTAAGTATGCAGTGATGTGTTTGATTAAGCATAAGGTCGAAAATCGATCTTTAAGTGCGGTGGCTGGCATTACAAACCAGTCTAAAGCTCAGGTAAATATCATGGTTGGATGTGCAAGATTTTTTCTTCACGCACATGATAAAAGATTAAGAATATCATAAGTTTAATTGTTTTTATGGTATAATATTTAAGCAAGCCATACAGGTGCTACCAACACCTATATGGCTCTAATCAAATTGAAATTGAGGCTCCAAAATGACTGTGCGCAATAATACTTGCGTAGCCACAGCTATGCAACGTCGTCACCAAAATTTTATGAAACTCTTAGAATTAACCTATGAGGACTTTGATTATGATTTCTCTAGAGTAGTCTTTGATAAGGATGTTGACTCTACTGTTGAGATCAAATGCCCTAAACACGGTTGGATAAGGACCAGAGCTAAAAAGCTACTAGCAGGCAGAGGATGTGTAGCCTGTAATGAAGAAAGCTTAATGGATCAGGGTGCAATGATTTACCTAATTCGTTGTTATGATGAACAAGAGGAGTTTTATAAAATTGGAATTACTACAAAATCTCTAGAGTCGAGATTCCCTGATAACAGTAGGCTTCCATATAAGTTTGATGTTTTGAGTCTACAGAATGGAGATAGAAAGAAGCTCTATAGGTTTGAGACTTTACTATTAAGACTTTTGCAAAAATACAGATATACACCCAAGAAGCATTTTTGTGGCCGCACTGAGTGTTTCAGCAATATTGACCTAATTAGGCAGAAATTTAATATTTTTGATGCATTTGGTGTTGACTCGTTTAAACGCGCGGTATAGGATATCTGGTATAGTGCGCTTGAGTAGTCAGGTTCACTAGCGTTATTTCAAAAGCTCACTTAATTGTGGGCTTTTTTGTTTTCTGTGGTATAAGTTTATCTCCAATAAAAAGGGGATAAAAAAATGAGCTTAGTGTACATTGGGGTATCAACAGCATCAGTTAATGCTAGAAGACCAGAATATTATGAATATGCAATGGTAGGTTTTAATGGTGATATCCACCCTGAAAAAGACATTAACAAGGCAACTAAGTACAAGACTGAAAAAGAAGCTATAGAGGCTATTTATAGAACAAGTTTCTGGGTTGCAGAATACGATGGTGAAACAGTAAAACCATTACAACCAACTAGATAAACACTCAACCTCCTTCGGGAGGTTTTCTTTTATGCCCTGCTTTGGCGGGGCTTTTTATTTAGAGAAGTGTGCAACGATGATTTGACCTCTTGGCACAGGAGTGCATTCAAAGTTGATGAGCTGCTCACTTCATCTAAGTTAAAAACAGGATTGTATATGGACACAATCGAAGCGAAGAAGAATTTAAATGCTTTGTGCAATGAAATAGAAAAGCTTCAAAATCTTTCACGCGGTTTGATGACGGCAAAAGAAATGGTCGAAATTGACGCGAAGATTAAAAGACACAAAGACCAAGTGAAGAATATTAGAAGTAACCTTCATGCGTGATGCAAAGCGACTTGCTGCAATAAGAAAATTACCATGCGTTAGATGCGGCTATCCTCACTCACAAGCGGCTCATTCTAATAGCTCAAAACACGGAAAGGGTCGTGGTATCA